GATTTACGTTATTGGGAACGGGCATCGAAGTGAGCTTTCCGTAATTATATTTCTTGGACTCGTCCAGGAAGCACTCAGCGTACAGGCGGAACCACAGCTGGTAGTGCTTGTCGATCGACTGACCACCGATAAAGAGTTCAACAGAGCTGAAAGCACGCTCAGCAACCCAGTTCATATCAGCGACATTATTGTTCGATGTCAGCTGAGCTGAAGAGGTGGGGGTAGGCTGGAGTGTGACCCACATGTCGCCAATCAGGTCACCAGTGCGTGCCAGCGTCACGGAAACGAGCCCGCCGGGATTGGGCTGTCCAGCCAGAGTCTGGGGAATTGCCTCCATGGCGAAATTGGTGTGGCGCTTGTACACGGTCTGGAAAAAGGTGACTGTTGGCTTGCCAGTCAGATACACATCCTGAGCACCGTAAGCGACGAGTTGAAGCAAGGCTCCACCAGGCATTTTAGTATTACTCGCGATTTTATTTGAGACCTATTTTCTACATCAATAATACAAATGTCTCAGCGTCGCCCACTGCCCCCAAAGACCCCAATGCCACCACCCCCAGAGGAGGATGAAGATGAGGAGTTTGACGAGGATGATTTCGAGGATGGTCCCGATATGCTCGAGGCACTCGCGAGCCTGCTCGCCACCGAGGACGGCGAGACAATTGCCACCATTCTGGCAGGAACCAAGGATGCTACCGAGAAGATTGCCCTCCAGCTAGAGATGCACAACAAACTTTTGGTCAAGATTGTAGCAGCTCTAAATAAGATGATTCCCGTGACTCCAATTGGAATTGAGGCTCCTGCCTAAAAACCAGTCGCGCAGCGACTGTGCGTCTCACGGAACACAGTTCCTACGGAACTGACTAAAATCTCGACAATTTCGGTTCAATATGAATAAGAGCCTATTGAGCCTTAAAAAAGTCTCGCGTGATTTCAATAATGGCAAGTCGGCGTGTCCACACAATTCAAAAAGATGTAACACCCGAACATGAAGAAGAAATTCGAATTGCAAATCAGACAAATGAAATCAACGCATGGACCGTCGGTGAGCTTGAAACTTGCATCTCAAAAGCAGAAAAGGATGCTGGTTTTGATATTCGTGGGAATACACTCGCGTCTGAAAAAATGTGGGCGTTTGTTCTTTTCCCAGAGACCCAGGAGAGGGACCAGGACCAGTACCCTATGAATTATGATCAAGAACATATCAAAATTCGAAAGGACCGATTCGTTAACAGTTGTCGGACCCTTCTGACTCGGATCGAGTCTCTTGACGCAAACAAGACACCAAGCAAAGATCTGAATGGAGATGAATTTACTCTTGAATTTCGAGTTCGGCGACTTATCGTGGACCGCAAGGAGATGTTTGAGCAGTACCGCATATGGGAACGCCGGCACAACAGAATCAATAACCCGACTCTCGCGATAGACAATACAGATATGAGCCTGAAGGATGATGAGGATATGAGTCCTTATCAAAAGCTTCTTTTGTACCTGCTTCATCGCGCATACGACGAGGGGTACCGCCGCTACAAGGGTCAGTGCTGCATCCAGATTCGCAACACGCGTGCGTGGCGTATCATCAAGGACATCAAGGATTACGTGTACGACGTCACGCAAAAGGAGGATGAACCCGAGATGTGGAAAAACCTTACTAGCCGTGGAAATCTCGTGTCTGACGTGGTCAAGCACATGACCAACTGCAAGGATTTCCAGTTTTCAGAGATTAAGAAGGATCGGCACGTTTGGTCGTTTCAGAATGGGCTTTTGATCGGTAAGGATTGGGACGGTGAAAAGTACAAGATTAAGTTTTACGACTATAATTCTCATGAATTCCACGAGCTTGACCCGACCATCGTGAGTTGCAAGTACTTTGACGCGCCTTTTAATCCTTACGACGAGCTTGAAAATTGGTGGGACATTCCTACTCCTAACATGCAACGCGTGCTTGATTACCAGAAGCTCGATCCTGAAGTTTCCAAGTGGATATATGTATTCATGGGGCGTCTGTGTTTCGATGTGAATGAGATTGACGGCTGGCAGGTGATTCCGTTCCTCAAGGGTATCGCGCGGTCGGGTAAGTCCACTCTTATCACCAAGGTGTGTCGCAAGTTTTACGAGACGGAGGATGTTTCGGTCCTTTCGAACAATATCGAGAAGAAGTTTGGACTTTCGAGCATTTACAACGGATTCATGTTCATCAGCCCTGAGGTCAAGGGTGATCTTCAGCTCGAACAGGCGGAGTTTCAGTCGCTCGTGTCTGGTGAGGATGTGAGCATCGCGCGCAAGTTTGACACGGCTCTGACGTTTCAGTGGAAGACGCCTGGTATTCTAGGCGGAAATGAGGTTCCAAACTGGAAGGACAATTCGGGATCCATCTTGCGTCGTTTGGTGACAATCAACTTTGGTCGACAAATTGCAGACAACGATTCGGACCCGAATCTCGAGAAGAAACTCGATGTCGAGATTCCAACCATCCTGTGCAAGTGTCTGAGGGCGTACCTGGACTACGCAAGTAAATATAGTGACAAGGATATCTGGAACGTACTTCCCAAGTACTTCAAGACGATCCAGAGCCAGGTGGCATCAGTCACCAACTCGCTCCAGCACTTCCTGGCATCCGAAAAGGTTCGGTTCGGTCCAGATTTGTTTGTACCTCAAAAGGTTTTCATTCTGCACTATCAGCAGCACTGCAGTCAGAATGCACTTGGCGAGAAACCAAAGTTCAACCAGGATATTTACGCAGGACCTTTCAGTTCGCGCGAAGTTGAAGTCAGGACAGACTCTAAGATTTACAACGGGGTTACGTACGCTCTACAGCCATTCATCTTCGGTATCGACCTGTCGGCTACCGAAAATTAAAATATCATAAAATAATAGAATGAATGCATCCGCCGCCGCGAGAAAGATACAACGTATCTTTCGCTCGAAGCGCGTTTTTACAGAAAATTCAGGCATCAAAACTCGAAATGCGAATGCAGAGGCACGAGCTTTATCAGCCATGCGGACGAATGTGCGTCGCCAACTCGAAGAAGAACGCCGCATTAGAAACGAGCGCGCTAAAAAGGGTGAACAGTTTGGGTTTATATATGAACCTGAAAGTCCCGTCAGGGAAGCCGACGTTAATGCGGCGCTCAGACGGAAGGAACTTCCAGTAGTTTCAGTCGGTTCATCCGTTCGCCTTTCCAAGTCTAAAATCACTTCGTTTATGACGACCGTTGACGCACGTGTGGATATCCCCATAATATTTACACACGCGCCGGTCGGCTTCAGGGAAGTGTATGGCTATCACACGATAGCCAAGGGCTCGAACCCTCAGATTCGGTATCATGAAGGCAAATGGATTGGGAATCCCACGCAAATAAACTACGTGTTTGCAAAACGCGGGAAACTCACGCTACGCATGACGACCAAGGAAATTTCAATTAGCGGCTCTGGAAATTTCGAAGAAATTACCATGGCTCTTAACAAATGTTATTTGAACGGGTGGATCACGGCGGCGAACCGTAACAAGCCTTACCAAATAAAATCCATAAATGGAACGTTTAAAGTGAATAGAAAGATTAACCTCGAGGTTCTTGCCAAGTTGCTCGAAGGCTCTTCGTCCCTCGCTGAAAAACCATCCCTGCGTTCAGGGAAGGTGGAGGCTCTGAGCGAGTCTCCAAATGCGAATGTAGGTGGTGGTTCTAACGAGCGTGTACCTAATATTGGTGAGGGGAATTGGGGTTTAGGGTTTGGTGAGCGTCCCGAACCCATGTATGCACCCGAAAAGAAAAAGAGAACCAAGGCGCCACGCAAAACACTCAAGTCCCTCGTCCTCAAATTCAAGAAACCAAAATTCACTTATACAATTTTCGAGAATGGGACGGTAATGTTCACTGGACTTAAGAATCGAGACGATCTCGAGGTTCCTAAAGAGTTTTTCAAACAGTTTTTCACAGTTCCAGGATCTTCAAATGCTGTTTTTGGAAATGCCGTGACCAAGAGTGGTGAGACTAACAGAGAACGCCTTGCACGCCGGTACCCATCCGCGGGTACATGGAACAAACTTGTAACCCCCGTTCCACGTGGATACTACATTCGCCCGGGTCCCAACAATAAACCTCGGCTTTACCCATACGAATATTACACACAACTCGAGCAGGGTCCTGCGGTTCTCAATTCAAGGGCTAACCTTAAATCTGTTTACACAAAGGTCAAAAAAGCTTTTGAGAAGGTTGGAAAGCCTATTCCGGCACACACCCTGAAAGTGTTTAGAAATGCAGGATACCCCCTGAATAACGCACCAGCTGAGAACAAGAAGAAGTACGCAAATACGGCAAACAGACGCGCCCCAAGCTGGAATGCCGAAAAGCCAGGCTTTTATGTGCGACCCGGTCCTGGGAAGCAGCCTTACTGGGCGGCGGTACCTGCGGGACTCGCAGCTGGGCGCAAGACGGTCATTAAGAAATACGCAGATGCTGGAAAGAATATCCCAGCAGCTGTACGTAAGATTTTCAGCATCGGAATCAACGTCGTCACTGTAACCAACGGACCAAAGCACAAATTGAATGTTAACGCGGGAGTTTTAAAGATTAACGGGCGTGAGTGGACACGCCTCACACAACCTGAACTCTTAGCCATCGCACGTAATCTGGGTATTGCTGGCGCATCCAATACTACGGGAAAGCGCAACATTGCAGCTATGATTCAAAATAAGACGAAAGGAAAGGCGCCCGTTGTGATGGTGGTCCCACCCGTGCCTCGTACCCGACCTGCACCTTCCCCATCAAACTCAAACTCAAATTCATTGAACAATTTTGGAAAGGAATTGGAGTACGGACTTAGACTACAGGCAAATCTGGGTAATGCGTACCAAAATGGAAACGAGGGTTTGTTTATGGTCAAGTACCGTGGTCTGCCTTCAGGAGCGCGCGGGAACCCACTCAAGGCGAATGCAAATAAGGCATACAAGCAATTCCTTAAGAATGTTAAGGAATTGCGAGGCATAAAGAACGCTAAAAAGCCACGCGCGCCAGTTAACCAGACTGTCTATAATGTGTATAACATACCTGTGAATTTTTCAAATCAACTGGAGAGACACGGTGTAAATTCGGGAGGCAATTGGACATGGAGCGAAATTCGCGCCGCACTCAAGGGGAAGAATGTGGGCGCTAAAGAAATACAGAGACTCAAGAATGTGTGGGACAAGAACATAGTGGCAAAGACGGCACGCAAGACGATACGCAAAAAGAAAAAGGTTTAAATGCATTTCAAAAGGTCAAAGACCTTGTGCAAT